ATCTTAAAGAACTTCACTCCAGAATAACTACTAATAGTAGAGAGTTAAGAGAACATCAAATACAATCAGAGAATACAATGTTAAGTGAGCTTCGATCTATGAAATCTCAACTATCAGCAAGAGTTGGCGTATTAGAGAAGTGGAGATGGTTAATCATAGGTGGTTCTATCATTATAGGTCTTATGATGTCAAATCCAAGTGGTAATATATGGGAGTTTCTCAGTTAACCGCTTGACTTTTAATCACTTATTTGATATAATAAGTCTATGTCAAGTTATATAGATACCAAGTTTATCAACCTTCTATCAGCAAGACTTCCTAAGTTTAAAAGAAAAGCAGAATATCTATTTAATTTTAGATGTCCGCATTGTGGTGACTCTCAGAAATCACAATCGAAGGCTAGGGGTTTTGTCTATAAGAAGAAAAATGATATGTTCTTCAAATGCCACAACTGTGGTGTGGGTCAATCGTTAGGTAATCTAATTAAGTTTCTTGATCCTAATCTATACAAAGAATATATATTTGAGAGATTTAAAGATGGCAAACCTACAAAAGATAAACCTGAATTTGATTTTACACCATCAAAAGAATTGAAGACAAGAACTGCTGATGAAAGATTACTAGATGAATTAGAATCATTTGATAAGTTAGTACAGACACACCCAGCTAAACAATTCGTATATAAAAGATTAATACCTAAAGAACATTGGGATAAGTTTTTCTTCTGTCCTAATTTTTATGAATGGACTAATACTATTGTACCTAATAAATTTACAGATTTAAGACAAGATCACCCTAGAGTTGTAATACCTTTCTATGATAGAGCAGGTAATTTTTTTGCGTTTCAAGGTCGTGCATTTGGTAAAGAACAACCAAAATATATCACTATCAAGTTTGATGAAACAAAAGAAAAGATATATGGTCTTGATAGACTAGATTTAAATAAACCTGTGATGATTACAGAAGGTCCTATTGATAGTTTATTTTTAGATAATGCTATCGCTCTTGCAGGTGCAGACGCTAACATTAAAATACAATCACAACAATGTACTATGATCTTTGATAATGAACCTCGTAATAAAGAAATTGTAAAACGAATGATAACTGCTGTAGGTAAAAAATATAATGTCGCAGTATGGCCAAAGACATTGAAATACAAAGATATTAATGACATAATTATTTCAGGAAAAACTTCTGCTGAGATACAAACTCTTATAAGTAATAACACTCATTGCGGACTAACAGCACTACAACACATCAATAACTGGAAAAGGATATAAATGACAACAGGCGAGATAAATGTACTCAAGCGAAATGGTCGTGGTAAAGAACCTCTTAATATAGACAAGATTCATTCAATGGTTGGTTATGCAACCCAGGACATTACAGGCGTTAGTGCTTCTCATGTTGAGATGAATAGTGGTATACAATTTTATGATGGTATTAATACAGACGATATTCAACAAATTTTAATTAAGTCTGCTAATGATCTAATCAGTTTAGACAATCCTAACTATCAGTATGTTGCAGCTAGATTATTATTATTCTCTTTAAGAAAAAAATTATATCATAGACTATGGGAACATCCTAAATTCATAACTCAAATTAAAAACTGTATTCATCAAGGTGTATATGATAAGGATATATTAGTACAATATACTGAATCTGAAGTAGATAGAATGGGTATGTGGATTGTACACGAAAGAGATTACAAATTTACCTATGCAGGTTTAAGACAAGTTATGGATAAGTATCTTGTACAAGATAGAAGTACAGGAGATATATTTGAAACGCCACAGTTTATGTACATGATGATTGCGGCTACACTATTTGCTCAATACCCTAAAGAAACAAGATTAACTTTTGTCAAGAAATACTATGACGCAATCAGTAAGTTTAAGATAAACATTCCTACTCCTGTCATGGCAGGTGTGAGAACACCTATTAGACAATTTGCTAGTTGTGTATTAGTTGATAGTGACGATACACTACCAAGTATTTTTTCAAGTGATATGGCAATCGGTAGATATGTTGCTCAAAGGGCAGGTATCGGTATCAACGCAGGTCGTATTAGAGGTATCAATAGTAGAATTAGAGGAGGCGAAGTACAACACACAGGTGTTATTCCTTTCCTCAAAAAGTTTGAAGCAACTGTAAGATGTTGTACACAAAACGGTGTAAGAGGTGGTAGTGCAACTGTACACTTTCCTATATGGCACCAAGAGATAGAAGACATACTTGTATTAAAAAACAACAAAGGTACAGAGGATAATAGAGTTAGAAAGTTAGATTACTCAATACAAATTAGTAAACTATTCTATGAAAGATTTATCAAGAATGCTGAGATAACTTTATTCTCTCCTAATCATGTGCCTGATTTGTATGAGGCATTTGGTATGCCTGAATTTGATGAACTGTATTTAAAATATGAGAAAGATAAATCTATACCTAAAAAAACAGTAGGTGCTCAAGAGTTGTTTATGGATTTATTAAAAGAAAGAGCTGAAACAGGTCGTATCTATATTATGAATTTAGATCATTGTAATACTCACTCATCTTTCAAAGACAAAGTTTATATGTCTAATCTATGTCAAGAAATTACACTACCTACGACACCTGTCCAACACATAGACGACAAAGAAGGCGAAATTGCATTGTGTATTCTATCTGCTATTAATCTCGGTCTGCTGACGGATATGAACGAATTGGAAGAACTATGCGACCTATCAGTAAGAGCACTAGATGAGATTATAGATTATCAAGAATATCCTGTTGAGGCTGCAAAGATATCAACACAATCAAGAAGATCATTGGGTATTGGTTACATAGGTCTTGCACACTATCTTGCTAAGAATCAAGTAAAATATGAAGATAAAAAGGCATGGAAACTTGTAGATAAAGTCACAGAAGCATTTCAATTCTATCTATTAAAGGCAAGTAATAATCTTGCAAAAGAAAAAAGTAAATGTCTATGGTTCGAAAAGACTAAATACAGCGATGGTATACTACCAATAGATACCTATAAAAAAGAATTAGACGATATCGTAAAGAGAGATTATGTTTACGATTGGGAGTGGTTAAGAAAAGAGATTAAAGAACACGGATTAAGACACTCAACATTATCGGCACAAATGCCAAGTGAGTCCTCTTCTGTTGTATCTAATGCTACAAATGGCGTTGAACCACCAAGAGATTACTTATCAGTTAAGAAGTCTAAAAAAGGTCCTCTTAAACAAATTGTACCTGACTATAACAGACTTAAAAATTTTTATACATTATTGTGGGATATGAAAGGTAACGAAGGATATATTAATATCATTGCCGTTATGCAGAAATATTTTGATCAGGCAATTAGTGGTAACTGGAGTTATAATCCAGAGAACTACAAAGATGGTGAAGTGCCTCTATCAGTAATGGCACAAGATTTATTAACAACATATAAACTAGGATGGAAAACAGCATACTATCAGAATACATATGACGCAAAATCAGATGTAGATGAGCCTGTACATCCTGTTGGTTGGCATGATGGTGTAGAAGAAACACCAAAGGAAAAGAAAGAAGATGAAGAAGACTGCGAAGCCTGTACGATCTAAAAGATATTTTCACGAGGTAATTGAAGAGGAAGAAAAGATACTAAACATAGGTTTGAAAATGTCAAGACAACATAAGAAAGAACGACTAGATAGAGAAAAAGAAAAAACAGAATCAGAAAAATTACAACAGGAATTAGAACCAATAGATGAAAACATTTAACACAAAAAAAGTAGACTGGATGAAACAACCCATGTTCTTTGGTGAAGAACCAAATGTACAAAGGTTTGATCAACAAAAGTATCCTATATTCGAGAAGTTGAATCAACAACAGTTAGGTTTCTTCTGGAGACCTGAAGAGGTTTCTTTACAGAAAGATAGAAACGATTATCAATCTCTAGGTGCTGATCAGAAACATATCTTTACATCTAATTTAAAATATCAAACATTATTAGATAGTGTACAAGGTCGTGGTCCATGTCTAGCATTTTTACCTTATTGTAGTTTACCTGAATTAGAATCTATGTTAGTTGCATGGGACTTCAGCGAAACAATACACAGTAGATCATACACCTACATAATGAAGAATGTATATTCAGACCCTAGTGAAGTGTTAGATACGATCATTGAAACGCCAGAGATTATGGCAAGGGCAAAGACGGTAACGGATGCCTATGATAAGTTTATAAAGTATGCTAATCTATACTATCTAACAGGTAAAGGTGATATAAAAGAACTTAAAAGACTATTATATCTTACAATTGTTAATGTAAATATACTAGAAGGTATTAGATTCTATGTATCATTTGCTTGTTCATTTGCTTTCGGTGAACTAAAACTTATGGAAGGTAGTGCTAAGATTATATCATTGATCGCAAGAGATGAGAACCTACACCTTGCAGTATCTCAAAACATGATTAACAACTATCGTAAAAAAGAAGGCGATAAAGAAATGTTAAAGATCATTAAAGAGAACGAGGAAGAAGTTTACAAGATGTATGATGAGGCAGTCCAACAAGAGAAAGATTGGGCAACATATCTATTCAAACAAGGTTCAATGATAGGTTTAAATGACAAACTATTGAATCAATATGTCGAATTTATGGCAAACAAAAGATTAAGAGCAATAGGATTACAGGCTCAATACGACCAACCGGTGACAAACAACCCATTACCATGGACACAACACTGGTTAAATAGTCGTGGATTACAGAATGCTCCACAAGAAACTGAGATAGAAAGTTATGTAGTAGGGGGTATAAAACAAGATGTCGAAAAAGATAGCTTTAAAGGATTCAAACTGTAATGATAGAAGAAGAAAAAAAGACCTGTACTAACTGTGGTGCTTTATATAATGTAATGCATGATCTTCCTGAAGAGGACTTCAAAGAAACTTTTTGCCCTTTCTGTGGCCATGAGTCAGTTGAAGAAGATGAAATTATGCACGTGGAAGACAGGTATGAAGACTGGAACTAGAGAATATAAATGGTATTGGTCATATCGAGATCAAATAGTAGAAGAACTACCTAAAGATTGTGAAGCATTTGTTTATCTAATAACAAATACGATTACTGGCATGATGTATGTAGGTAAGAAGTTAGCAAAATTCAAAACCACAAAGAAACCACTCAAAGGTAAGAAGAATAAGAGAAGAGGCACAAAGGAAAGTGACTGGAAGACCTATTGGGGATCATCAGAAAAATTAAATGCCGACATAGAGAAGCTCGGCGAAGATAAATTTACTAGACAAATACTATATTATTGTCCTAGTAGAGGTGTAGCAAGTTACCTAGAAGCGAAAGAACAGTTTAATCGCAAAGTGCTTGAAATTGACGACTATTATAATGGTATCATAAATGTTCGTATCGGAGGTTCTAAAATTTTGAAAGAATCGCTGAAAAAAATGTTGAAAATTTAATTTGTCTAAATAGAAATAATACGAACCGAAATTTGATTTGATATCTCAAACTTCATAACATAAAGATTAAATAATGGCTTTGCCAATACGAAAATTTATTGTACGATTAAGAATGTTCTGGGCTGACATTAGAGGCCATCACGGTATGCGTTGGGATTATGAACCTGGCGAACACTATATGCGTGGCAATAAGAACAAAAAGAGAACATAATCACCCAAAACCCCCCATTTTACACGCTTTTTAATGCTTGACTTTCTACCGAAAGTATGTTATTATACTTGTATATGAAAAACAAAAACACAAATAAAACCTTTAATGTGTGTTATTTAAGAGAGTATCTTGATCCTGAACATCAAGGTGAATACTTTTATGCATACGAAACAGTTTACAGAAATGTACCTGCTAAATATAAATCTAAATTCAATGATAAGACTAAACTAAAAATAGTTAAGTTTTTAGATTGGAATTATAAAGAAACTGCTACTAACTATGTTAATGTAAGTAGAGTTGAACTTATCGATCAGAAACAGTACTATCAATCTTACAAAGATGTATTCGGTGATGTTGCTGAGGCAGATGATAAGAAGATGTGGACAGATTACGGTCAACAATATGACAGACAATCATTGAGAAAAGACTTCAACCCACAGTTGACTAGAAAGAAAGTGCTATCTTACAACGATAAAAGATTGAATTAACGCTTGACTTTGTACCGAAACTATGAT